GGTAAAGTAAAAGGATTCTCTATTGAAGGATTCTTTGCAGATAAATTAGATGAAAGGCCAATGGAAAGTGTAGAAGAAGATTTTGAAGAAATGGAGGCGTTATCTAAACTGTATGAAATGGAAGAGGCGTTTTTAGAGTCTCAGGGCGTAGAACTCGAATCATATAACGATTACCCTCAAGAGGCTGTAAACAACGCTAAAAGGGCCTTAAAATGGAAAAAAGAGAAAGGTAGTTCTTGTGGAACTCCTGTGGGTTGGAGAAGAGCATCTATGTTAGCATCAAAATCTAATCTAACGAGGTCAACGATTGCACGCATGGCTTCATTTAAAAGACATCAGCAAAACAAAGATGTACCTTACACAGAAGGTTGTGGAGGTATTATGTGGGATGCTTGGGGAGGTTCTGCTGGTATAAATTGGGCTATCAATAAGCTAAAACAAATAGATAAAGATAAGATGTCTGAAATGGACGAGCTAGAATTACAATTACAAGAATCTCTTGAATGTAATAAGTTTACTCTTTCAACAGAAAAGTTTAATGATTATCCAGAAGAAGCATCTCAAAATGCAATGAGAGCATTTAAACATCAAATGGAAGAGAAATTAAGATGTGGAACTAAGGCTGGATGGCAATTAGCTAGAATGCTTGCTAAGAAAGAACCTATATCAAGATGTTTAATATCTCAAATGGCTTCCTATGTTAGATTTAGAAGAGATAAAAATGTTCCTTATGATAAAGGATGTGGTAAATTACTATGGGATGCTTGGGGTGGAGACGCAGGCATTAACTGGGCATCTGAAAAAATAAAAGAAATAGATAAAGATTTACAGCCAATAAGCTCACTAGAATTAGCATCAATGCAAATTAATGAAGACTATGCAATTTTTGATGATAGATTAGCTTATTCTTCTAAAGAAAAAGCAGAAGAAATAGCTTCTGATATTGGGTGTGAAGGTGTGCATGAACACGAATACGATGGTCAAATATGGTATATGCCTTGCGAACAACATTCAGTAGAAGCTGGAAAGACAACCAAAAGTCCTTGTTGGGATGGGTATGAGCAAAAAGGCTGGAAAATAGGTAAAAGCGGCAAAAGAGTTCCTAATTGTAAAAAGAAAAAATGATAAAAAACACATCTTATAAAGTACAAGTAGATGTCGATACTGACGTCATAAGAAATGCTTATAAAATAGAAGAAGGAGCATTTGTAACTACAGAAAGTGGAGTATGGACAGTATATAATGGAGAATGGGTTAAGTTACATCCTCAATCTGGTATTGGCTCTGGTCTAGGATGGACAAGATACGATGACGGACAATATACATCAGAAAGTAAATTATCTTTAGCATTAGACACAGAAGTAGTATTGCCAAATAATGGAGCAACTGTATATAGAAGTTATACAGGTATTGACTATTATAATTCAACAACTGAAAAGGTATTAGCAGATAATGAAAACGATGTATATATAGCAACTGTAGTTTTTAAATGTCAAGCACCAAATGCTAATCAAACATTTATTAGATTACAATTAGATTCTGTTAATGGTACGCCTTATGAAAGAGTAGGAGTAGATATACCATTTCCAAAAGGTAATGATGCTGCTCACGAATTTCATCAAGTATTTCAATATTATGCAACTGAAGATTTTGTAAGCAATGGTAGTCAATGGAAGATTACTGCTACAGGTGGAACTGCACAAGTTTGGGATATTATATACTTTATACAAAAAACACAAAGCTATGCGTAGAGATAAATTTAAAACACCAAGTAGAACAAGCCCTAAATCTGCAAAAAGGGGTTGTTTATGTAAAGACGGGAAAACTTATTCTAGGAAATGTTGTGATGGTTCTCTGCAAGCACAAGGCATAGGCAAAATCTAAAAATACAACACTCTTTATAGTAAGTAGTTATCGTATTATAGTATAATCTTAATATAATAATATGAAAGCTACTGATATTGTTGAAAAATTCAAAAAGATACTCCTTTCTGAAGCTGAAGAAAAAGTTGAAGAAATGGAAGTACAAGAAGATGTCGTTTTAGCTGAAGATGATTCTAAGGAAATGCCTGAAGAAGTCATCGAAGAAGTTAAAGAAGACGAAAAAGAAGAGCTTTATGCTACTAAGGAAGAACTTAGTAAAGCTGTAGCGGAATTAAAAGCTATGTATGAAAGCTTAATGGAGTCTAAAGATTTAAAAGAGTCTCCAGAAGTTCCAGAAGAATTATCTTCTGAAGAAACTAAAGAAGATGTTCAAGAAGAACAAAAAGAAGAATTGTCTGCACAAGAGCCAGAAGTAGAGCCTATTGCTCATTCTCCTGAATCTAATGTAGAGAATAAAAACATCCATTTATACAGTCAAAATAGAAGCATGACTTTAATGGATAAAGTAATTAATAAAATATCTAAATAATACTTATAATTAAATTAAATTAAAATGGCTACTACAACTTCAATTACAACTACTTATGCTGGAGAGTTTGCTGGAAAGTATATCTCTGCTGCATTATTAAGCGGTGATACTCTTGATAAGGGTAACATCGAAATTAAACCTAATGTAAAGTATAAAGAAGTAATCAAAACTTTTGCAAGTGATTCTAACGTTATTAAAGACGCTACTTGTGATTTTACTGATACTGCTACTATTACATTAGACGAAAGAGTATTACAACCAGAAGAGTTCCAAGTAAACCTAGAGCTTTGTAAAAAAGACTTTAGAAGTGACTGGGAAGCTATTCAAATGGGATACTCTGCTTATGATAACCTACCTCCAAAATTCTCTGATTTCTTAATCGGGCACGTTGCTGCAAAAGTTGCACAAAAAACTGAGCAAAACATTTGGGGTGGTGTAAACGGAAACGCAGGTGAGTTTGACGGATTCACAGTAACTATGGCTGCTGATTCAGACGTAAACGATGCTGCTAACGGTTCTGAAACTTCATTTACTTCATCTAACATTGTTACTTTATTAAGTAATGTTGTTGACGCAATTCCTAACGCAGTTTATGGTAAAGAAGATTTAAAAATCTATGTACCACCTGTAGCATGGCAAGCATATATCAGGTCTTTAGGCGGATATGGTGCTAACGGATTAGGTGCTGCTGGTTACAAATCTGAAGGAAACCAATGGTATAATAACAATGCTTCATTATCTTTTGAAGGTATCGAAGTTGTTTATACTCCAGGTATGCCTTCTGACCATATCGTTGCAGGACAAAAATCAAACTTATACTTCGGTACAGGATTAATTTCTGACCACAATGAAGTAAAAGTATTAGATATGGCTGACCTTGATGGTTCTCAAAATGTAAGAGTAATCATGAGATTTACAGCTGGTGTACAGTATGGTATCGGAAGTGATTTAGTATTACTTACTTTAGCATAATAATAAATAATAAGGCAGGTCTAACCGCCTGCCTTTTTTAATAACCTTAAAAACTAATAATATGTCTTGTAATTTATCACTTTTTAGAACAGAACCTTGTAAAGACAGCGTTGGTGGGTTAAGTAAAATCTGGTTTGTGAATTATGATGATGACCTTTATGGGAATTTAACATTTGATTCTACAAACACAGACGCTATTGAATCTGTATCAGGAACACCGTCTGCTTATGAATATGATATAAAAGGAGCTTCTACGTTCACTCAAAATATTCAAGCAAGTAGAGAAAATGGAACAACTGCTTTTGAGCAAGTTCTTGAATTAACTTTACATAAATTAACTATTGCTGACAATAAAGAATTAAAACTTCTTTCTTTTGGTAGACCTCACGTTATCATTGAAGATAACAATGGAAATTATTTCTTAGCAGGTGCACAGCATGGTATGGATGTTTCTGGAGGAACTATCGTAACTGGTGGAGCTATGGGAGACTTAAGTGGATATACACTTACGTTAACTGGAATGGAAAAAGCACCAGCTTACTTTATGGAATCTGACCCAGCTACTGTTGGATTTACTGTTGTTAATTCTTAAACACAGTAGGTTCTTAAACACAATAGGTAAGGAGGCTTCGGCCTCCTTTTCTTTTATAAAACAAAATCAATGTTTTATAGTTATCATATTATGATACGATTACTACCTAATTCAAACACTCAAACAATTACTGTTATGCCTAGACTAGGACTAAGTGGTTCTATGAGCTTAACAATAACAGAAGACGGTACTAATATAAGTGAAACAATTACCGATATAAATATGATAACAGACGATAATTTTTCAAATATATCATTTGCTTCTACAATATTAAAAGAAGGTAGTGGATATTTCCTGGAATTTACTTTAGGAAGCGGATTGTTTTACAGAGATAAGGCTTATGTAACTTCTCAAACAAATGACGAAGTAATACATACTCTTAATGAAAATAAGTATGACCAATATGATGATGGGTCAGACGATGAATATATAGTAATATAATATGGAAAATAAAAGTATAAGGGTTATCAATCTATCAGGGTATGAAATTCCAGAAATAAAGGAAGTCCAAAATAAAGAATGGATTCAATATGGAGAGGATAATTGTTATTTTGATGATTTAATTGATAGATATTTAGGCAGCCCCACAAATGCCAGATGTATCAACGGTATTGTTGATATGATTTATGGTAGAGGATTAGAAGCTACAGATAGTGGAGAAAAACCAGAAATGTATGCTAAAATGAAACTACTTCTTAGACCTAAAGATTTAAGAAGAGTTGTTAATGATTATAAAATGCTAGGCCAAGCGGCTGTTCAATTAGTGTATAACAAAAGCAAAACAGCAATAACTAGAGTGATACATTTTCCTATGGAAACTCTTAGAGCTGAAAAAGCTAAAGATGGTAAAGTAGAAGCTTATTATTATCATCCTAAATGGCACGATTTAAAGCCTAGTGATAAACCAAAAAGAATACCTACATTTGGTAATGGTGGTAAAAGAGATTTAATAGAATTATATATATTTAAACCATATAGGTCTGGATTCTATTATTATTCTCCTGTAGATTATCAATCTTGTTTGCAATATGCAAACTTAGAAGAAGAGGTAAGTAATTACCACATAAATAATATTAAAAATGGTTTACAGCCTTCTTTATTAATTAACTTTAACAACGGAGTACCAAATGAAGAAACTCAAGAACTTATTGAACGAAAAATTTATGATAAATTTAGTGGCTCTTCTAACGCTGGTAAATTTATACTTGCTTTTAATGAGTCTGTTGAAACTAAAGCTGATTTGGAACCTATACACCTTCCTGATGCTCATGCTCAGTATCAATTCTTAGCTGACGAAAGTAGAGAGAAGATAATGTTAGGTCATGGTATTGTATCTCCTATATTGTTAGGTATAAAAGACAATACTGGTTTCGGTAACAATGCAGAAGAATTAAGAACTGCATCTATCCTTATGGATAATATAGTTATTAGACCTTTCCAACAAGGTATAATAGATGGTTTAGATGAAATATTAGCATTCAATAATATTTACTTGAATCTATATTTTGTAACACTACAACCAATAGAATTTACTGAATTAGATAATATATCTACTAAAGTAAAAAGAGAAGAAGAAACAGGAGAAAAGTTAAGCTCTCAAGAACCATTAGATTTATCTGATGATGATGCAGATGACATATATAGCCAATTAGAAGAGTTAGGTGAAGTTGTATCAGACGAATGGGAGCTTATACATACCGAAGCGGTAAAAGATGACAATGAGGAGTTCGATTTAACTAAATTAAGCGTATCTGAAGAAGATGCAAGCCCTACAAAGCGTTCTAGTCAAGACAATTCTGGTTATAAAGTAAGATACGCTTATTCTCCTGTCAGAAATTCTGCAAAAAGTAGAAAATTCTGTAAACAATTAGAATCTTTAACATCAAAAGAAGTTGTCTTTAGAAAAGAGGACATAACTAAGATGTCTACAAGAGGAATAAATAAAGAACTAGGACATGAAGGCAAGAAATACAATCTATTTAAGTTTAAAGGAGGTAAAAATTGTCATCATTTCTGGGAAAGAAGAGTATATAAAAGAAAAATAAGTGTAGATACCGAAGTTGAGGCATCAGACGCTGTAAAGGATGGATTTAAGGAGCCTAAAAACCCTAAAGAAGTACCTGTAAGGCCTGTTGATATGCCAAATGGAGGTGCATATCCAAAAACTAATTAATTATGGCACAGAAAGCACTTTTTATAACAATAAATGAGTTAAAACGCAAGTCTATAATAGATGGTAACGTAGATGCGGATAAATTAATACAATTTATAGAGGTTGCACAAGATACTCATATACAAAATTACTTAGGAGGTAAATTGTACACTAAATTACAGAATTTGATTATAAATGATGAAATAAATGATGCAGGAAACTCTGATTATAAAAGTTTATTAGATACATACATAAAACCTATGCTTGTTTGGTTCACACAAAGCTCATATATACCTTTTGCGATGTACCAAATAAGCAATGGAGGTGTATTTAAACATAGAGGGGAAAATTCAGAGACAATTTCATTAGAAGAGATGAGAATGATGCTTGCTAAAGTAACTGAGACAGCAGAGTTCTATACTAGAAGATTTACTGATTATATGGATTTTAACAGCAGCTTATTTCCAGAGTACACAAGTAACCAAAATGGTGATATGTACCCTGATAGAGATGTTAATTTTAATTCATGGGTACTTTAAATGTATAGTAAGACGATAAAGACATATAAACCAAAAGAAAGCAACGTGGTGAAGCTAGAATCATTCTTAAACAGAATAGATAAAGACAAAGATAAAGTTGCAAATAAAAACAATAAATAATGGCTACATTATCAGGAAATAAAATAAAAGATACTTACCAGTCATTAATCAAACTGACAGATAATGGCAATTTAACTACAGGAGCTAAACAGCTTACTGATGGATTTGGAAACAATTCTCCTTTATATTTATCTACTACACAAATAGGTATAGGAGTAACACCAGAAGCGACTTATGATTTGCACGTTTACTCAAATGCCAAAGTAGGAGGTAATTTAACTGTAACAGGAGATTTAACAGTAGAGGGTACAACAACAACAATAGATACTCAAACATTAACTGTAGAAGACCCATTAATTGAAGTTGCAAGTAATAACACTTCAACAGATGCAGTAGATATAGGATGGTATGGTAAATACGCACCAAGCGGAACTGTATTATATGCAGGTTTATTTAGAGATACGGGAGATAGTAAATTTAAACTATTTAGAAACCTAGAGGAGCAACCAACTACAACAGTAAATACAAGTGGAACAGGATATACTAAAGCAGATTTAGTCATAGGCGATTTAGATGCTTTAGACATAGATGCAGAGAATATTA